GTCGGCTGTGTTGTTGCTTTCATCCATTACAACTCTATACGCAAACAAACCTTGTCTTTGTACTACTGAGTCTAAGTAAGGATTAACTTGAGCTAAGAATTGATTTCTAGTTACTGATGTATTTTGTTCAAATACTAAATTTCTAGAAACATCGCCTACAAACTTTTTCAATGCAATCAACAATCTTCTAACATTTACTCTATCAAGTGCTGATTTTTTCTTCTGCAAGGTCTTTTGACCAAATACTGAAATGCCAGCTCCTGGGAATGTAGCAATTGGGTTAACGTTTGCGTTGTATAAAGTATCTCTTTGTGCTCTTGTAAGCTTTCTTTCTGCTTGGATAACGTTAGGAATACCTCCTCTTGTTAAACCAGCAGGTGCGAACCATGGTGCGGCAGCTCCATCTGTAAATGCATATACTCCAGGTATTACTGTTGATGCAGGTACAAATACATTTTTACCCGTAGCTGACTGTGTTTGTAGCCAAGGCCAGTAAGCAGCTGCATATGAACTATTTACTGTGTTACCTGCTGCAGTTACATTACTAACTGTTGCTCCATATTGTTCTAAATCGATAACTGCGATTGCATCTCCTCTATTCTGTGCTAGAGATATGATACTATCTAATTGTGTTTTGTGATCACCAAAGTCATATATAAGACCTGGTGCTGAAATAATGTTGAATCCGTATTCATCTTTATTTTCTAGAATCGATATAGCATCTGCATAAGCACTTGCTGGTAATCCTTGTGTATTGTCGGCTGTAATATCACCAAAGTGATTATTAGGAGCATCATTCTTATACAATACACCAGATGCATTATAGAATGAACCAGATTGTGCAATTGGTAAGGATCCTGAAAAGCTAATACTAGCAGCATCTGTACCTACAGTAAGTCCATCATTACCAACGTAATTAAGTGTTGGAAGGTTTACTGCTGATACTCTGACGTATCTAGATCTGTTAACGTATTCTCCTACTGAATTTAAGAATGTTACTTCACCATCAGTAGTTTTAGATTTTGTTTGATTACCTATTACTCTTTCAATATAATTTTCAGAGTTAGGATCTAATGATAAGTCATTAAATGTCTCAAGGATGATTTTATTTTTAGTATTATCATCACCTCTTCTTACCAATAACGTAAATGTACCTGTAGTATTATTTATGTTACTAATCTCCCATCTTAAGTTATCGTCCGTCCCTAAAGTTAAACTTCCATCAGAGTTATGGACCGCTGTATCTGGGTTAGAACCTGTTGCGTTGTTAAGCAATGCACCTTTTGAAAGAGTCTGTAAAGCAAATGGCTGTGTTGCCACTGCTGAAGCTGTTAATGCTGTGTTTGTAGCGCTGGTAAATGATCCAGATACTACTCTTGTTACTAAAATTGAATTTCCTCCTTGTTCAAAATAAGACTTTGCAGCAATCGAAGTAATGTACTCGAATTTATTTGAACCTGATGCAAAAGTCGTACCGAATTGTCTTTGGTACTGTCCGTATGAAGTAACCACTGTTGGTTCTTCAACAGGACCTTTTACAGTTGGTCCTATAAGAGCAGCTCCGGCTTCAGTTGGTGCAGGTGCAATAAACGATATATCATTTTCTCTTGCTAAAACGCCTGGGGAGATTAATGTTTCTGCCATGTTTATCTAAGTTATGTTTGTTTTTCTATAATAAATATGAATAGAGAGTCGAAAACCAACTTTAAGTTGATGGTTTTAACTTACGTAAATAAATAGGTTAAAAAAAGTGTAAATTATTCTGGAGTAAATTCTCCTGTTTCAACGTTAACTGTTCCTTTTCCGTACTTGTCTTCCAACGACTTCATAACAGATACCTCTTGCTCCTTTAGTTTTTGTAAAAAACTTAAAGCATTTTCATTTCTTTCGTTGAGTAAAATTTCATTGTATTTTATTTGACCTAATTCTATAAGAAAGTTATCTTTATTTTTTTTAAGACCTTCTATTATATCTAATTCTTCTTTTGTAAGTTTCATTTTTAAACTATTTTAGTCCAGCTACCTGCTGATGCTTTTGCTTTTTTAAGTATATCTGGTTTATATTCACCTATTTCCCATCCTTCCATACCCCCTGAAGTAAGTTTAACATCTTCTATTGTTTCGTCTACTTCAATACTGTCGTACCATTCAGCTAACATTGGAAATGTCTTTTTGAAGTCCTTTCCTCTTCTTTGATCGTACTGAACGTAAAATGATTTAAAATCGTGGAAATGTTTTTCTTTATCTTCTTCTGCTCTAGCATGACCTTGCTTTACCACATCTATGTAATCTATTACTCTTTGTGTTTGTGTAATTTCATGTTCTAGTAACAATCCAGAGTCTCTATGTTTATCCAACCAAGCCTGTATTTTTTTACCTGCTTTAATTTTTTCTTCATCTGGAAGATTTAGAGGAGACATAAATGCTGGCCATCTTAAAAAGTTTAAGTCCATAGTAGGCATGTTTTTACCATACTTCTTTTTAAGTACCATCATATCGTCCATAAACTCTGTAATAGACATAAGAGACAATCCATTAACTGTCATCATAACTACTAACTGTCTTATGTTAGCTTCTTCAATCATTCTTATTACATTGTTTCTCCATGCTTCATAATCCATTCCATCTCTAAGGTATTCTGCATGAGCTCCATAAGACTCATTTGAAGTATATATATCGTATGAACCTAATTCCAATACATTGGTAGTTTCAATTAACTTATCTATCAACCCATCTTTAACACCTAAATTTGAATTTACTGATAAATTAAGGTGAGGAACAGGTTCGTGTCTAATCCTATCTAAGAACTTCCAAAAACTGGGACTAGTAGAAGGTTCTCCTCCTGTAATTCTAAGTGTCTGTAAATCTTTTGATAACTCTGGCCACCATCTAAAAAAAGCATCTACATATGGATTTTTATCCATGTACTTATTTTCAGGATCAGCCCATGATCCGTCTTGTTGATATGCTCCTGCAGTAAGTGTTTTAAACTTTTGGTAAGGACCATTCTTTTCTATATCCTTACCCCAGGATGTTGAATAGGTAGGGTTACAGTAAGAACAAGAAAAATTACAAGACCTATCAAACGATAGTTCAACTGTTCTAAGATTAACGTTAGCATTTGGATCAATATCTTTAAGAGCTGCTATATCATCAGTATCGTACTCCATACTTCTATATACCCTATCTGATACGTTATCACGTCCAATATCTTCTACTTTCCAACAGTATGAACATTCAGCAGGACGTTTTCCTTCTAACATATTCTTTCTAACCTTCTTTTTATGCTTGGTATTATGTAAAGCAGAAGGATTATCTTTTAATTCTTCTACGTTTATAGGGTGAGGTAAAGGTAAGAAACATGATCTAGTAAAACCACTTCCTAAGTCAATGGTTGCATTATACCACTTAGCAGCACAAAATGCATGATTAACTGAGTTTAAATGTTCATCTCTCCAATCTAAATATTTTTTAGACATATATTATACTATTTTTGTGTAGTTAAACGGTGGTCTGTATTTATTTAATATAGTAAAAAGTTCTGGAAATACCGACGAAAAATCTTCTTTTCTCCATTTATCTAATCTATCATTATCATAAAAGAACTTTCCAAACTCATGTTCGCTATATTCATCAGCATTTTCTAACGTTTGAGATATTTTCATACATTCGTCATATACGTAAGAATGATTTTTGTATGCTGGATGTTGTTTTAGTACTTCAGCTTTTTCTTTTACTTTTTGTATTACTTCTAACTTAGCTTCAGGTGGTATATTTTTTATACAGTATGAAGGTGGTCCAAAAACAAAAGCAACATATAAAGTAATTATGTGGTCTCCAGATGTCTGGGTGGATAAATTGTGATCTAATATCCATTTTGCCATATCATGACAGTGTAGTACATTAAGTATGGAAGTAGTATAAGTTACTTCATATGAAAAGTTTTTTAAACCTTTAGTATAACGTAACCAACTCTTTATGTTTGCTTCTACTTCATTCCATTTACCAGGATGTCTGGTGTAGTTAAATCCTTCGTTAACTCCGTCTGCACTAAATGATATTCTAGCATGTTCGAAATGTTTAAGTATATCTGCATACTCTGTATTGAATATCGTACCGTTTGTATTAAAGTGAACAAACTGTTTTTTACTATATCCTTTATCAACACAATATTGAAGTAACTCCCATTGTTTTTTCATTAACATTGGTTCGCCTCCATATAGGTCTAATATTCGTACCTTAGAAATATGTTTATCTAATTCACTCCATATTAAACTATCGTCAAGAAAAGACTTATTATACTCTTTTACTCTTTCGTTTACTTCCCAACTCTTTAAGTTATCGTATATTTTAGCATAATCTTTTCTCCAAGTAGAAGAAGCATGAATACCGCATATTCTACAAGCAAGATTACAGGTGTTACCTAGATTTATTTCTAAAAATATTAACTCTTTATCATCTTCTTGTCTATCAAACCGTTGAGTATCTCTTATTCTTTTACTTTCAAAGCCAGCTTCTTCTGCTTCCCAACATACATGGCATGCTGAGTGTTTTTCTCCTCTAGCTAAAGCTTGTTTAAGGTCTGTTGCTGATTTACTGTTAAGAGCATCTTCAAATGTGTCTACATCAGCTTTCAGTAACCTACCTTCATCATTCATATACGGGTAATCGTATGCTAAACAACATGGATAAAACTTACCATCTGTTCCTATACGTAAACCACCTTCTATGTTACCACATCTATATCCCATTCACTGGCATGTTATGACTTATTCTTTCTAAATGAGCCAGTTTATTATATTCTATTAAAAACTCTTTATGTTCTGGGTGATTGTTATCACATATATCAACCTCATTAAACTGTTTCTTGGTAAATGTACCCCAATTAACAACTCTATTATAAAATATCCTCCAGTTTTTATTTGTGTTACCAAATATACTCTCACCTAACTTATAAAAATCGTGCATTTCTTTGTAATTATCATGTTGAACTACAAATGATAATACTACATCATGTAGGAAAGGTAGTCCTGATATGTAATGAAGGTTATCAATTATTTCATCCCACTTACCACCTAGTCTAGTCTTAGTTTCATATGTATCTTTATAAGCAGCATCAACTGATATTTCACAACTTTTAACAAATGGATGTACTTTTTTCATTCTATCCCAATTAGACTTATTCCACAACGTTCCATTGGTATGTAAATGTATGTGTTTAAGGTTAGGGTACATGCTTAAGTCAAAGTTCATTAACCATTTACGGAAAGTTCTAGAAAAGAAAGGGTCTCCTGAACCAGTACACTCTATTCTTTCAAGTCCTTCACCCATTTGTTCTTCTATGTTACTTATTAATTCTTCGGTACGAGATCTTTGCTCTCCCTCGTAGTTAATTTTTTCTGGTCGGCATGAAGGACACATTAAATTACAACTCTGATCAAAATTAAACTTTACTGACTTAATAGGAGCATTTACATACCTATCTAAGTTGTTTTTAAATTCTTCTCTGGAAATAAATCCATGAGATTTACCTTCTTTTAAACCGTTTAGTTTAGGACATCTATTTTCGTTACAAAAGCTATAAGAACCGTCTACTATACTTTCTCTTATTCTATCAGCTTTTTTTGATGTCCAGTTTTTTTGTACTTTATTAGGGTTACCAAGATTGGTAGGCAGCCATTGAGGACAGCACATATACATAGTGTGATCGAATATCTCTGCAAATTCGAACGGTT